AATTAAGACGGCAATTTCGATGTGGAAAAATGCGGTAAATTCAACGGTTAGTGCATTAAATTCCCTTCAAAATGCAATAAAATAGCGTTATAAATACCCCTTAATGACATTATTTTTTGACGTAGATCAATTTTGTATTCTATATATTACATTGATTATCAATACAATAATCTGATATTTTATTATTTGTTGATATAAAAACTGTGCGAAACACTATGACTATCCCATTGTATTGAATCGGATACTTGCTTTTACCAATGCTAATGCTTGAATCGAATTTGCTGGGATCTCTTTCGGCGAATGTTGGGGATTATGATTGACTAAACGTACGTATCGTTCATTGTCAGCTTTCTGAATATATTTGATTGTAGTATAACTCTTTCCATCGATTACGAATGACAACAGGTACATCTCTCCCCAAAGAATACCTTCCGCTCGGCTGGGTATTTCTTTATAAAATAAAGCGCATTATCCGCGTATTGGACAGATACAAGGCGGAGGTTTACAATCTTGAAGCGATAACCTCCCTCGCTTTCCGTATCGAATCGTTCGGAGCGGCGAAAGTCCTCAGGGCATTGTTGGAAAGGATTATACACGGGCGAAAAGNTAAAACAATATCTCCGCTTTTGAGTAAGGGATACATTGAATCTCCTCGTACATATAACGCCCCATCACAACGAGGTAAGTCCGGAATTTGAATATGGCTGACCGGAACTTGGCGTGTTTGCGTGTCAAAAAGTGCAACAAGCCCTGCAACAGCATCGAGTTCATACAGCGGAATATTTTGCATGGCTACTTTTCTGTCCGTACGCAATGAAAACTGCGCCTGTACAGTTGGAGAGGCTAATTGCGTGTCTTGACTTTTCAGCATATTTCCACGTCCCGCCAATAACCACTCCGCCGAATATTGGGGATAATTTTCAGCTATCGATTGGATCCATTTCGATTGAATATCGGTTCCATTGTTTATTGCCCGGGATAAAACCCCCTTGCTCGCACCGATTTTTCGCTCTAATGCCCCTATTGTAATACTTTCATTTTTAGAAATTTGCTCTATTCGAGATAAAATATTCCCCATTGTTGTAGAAAATTATCACCTGATTATTTGGATTAAGGGATAATTATCCCTATGTTTGCAGTGTCTTAATAATTAAGATAGCCGATAAAGATAACAATAAAAATCCATACCACAATATAAAATGAAACGGATCAATTTACCCAAATCAAAGAAAGCAAAACTACGCCAAGTTTTCGGAGTAAGCAATGTAACGGTTTGGTCGGCATTGAATTATGTGACCGATAGCAATCTCGCTAAAAAAATTCGCAATGCAGCACTCGTTGAAGGCGGAACCGTCGAGCACAGGGTTGTCGTGCCGGAGGGTTTTATGCCTAATTGCGAAACTTGCTACGAGTCTGATGCCGACGGTCGTGTGCGACGTATCGTTCAAACCTTTTTGAATGGCGTTCGAGTAGAACTCGACAATGACATGTGTACTGCGGCACTCTTTCGGGGTGAACGATTGATTAAAACCTATGAGAATGTAGTGCTTCAAGAATGGGGAAATATTGTGTTCGAAGCACAGAACCTCGCGGATTCATTATGCAAATAATCGATGCGTAATTCATTCCCGTAAACACGAAGGTGTTATCCGGAGCGATACCGGCGCGGGAATCAAAGGAAGAAAACAATGGAATGGTTTGGGAATAAAATCGCGGTTACGAAGTACGATTTGACGCGGTCGGATGATGGCGAAGCAATTATGAAGATATATCAATATGATTATCTGATTAAAAGCAAGCAAGTTAATTCTTTTCGCGTTGGCAAGGGGCTCGGTTCGTATGCTCTGATCGAGTACCACTCACTACCTGAACGGTTCCGACTGCGTTTTGAAGCGAAATACGGTAATCCCGAAAAGATAATGAAACAGGAAGATATGCCGCTTGCAGTCGATAGCGAAGCACAAAAGTATTATCATGAATATATGTTGCCGAACGGCGAACATTTACCGGAGGATAAACAAACAGAATACACGCTGAATGCGCGGGTGCTGAATGCTCTTCGGGAAATGCGGGGGACACAAAAAGCGATGCGACGTGCGTGCAACAACAATACGCCGGTCATCTGGTCCAACATCTTCGCCACGGCCGAAGAGTTGCGCCAAGCCTACGGACACACCCTGCCCAAGAGTGAAGCTCGTCTGCGCGACAAGCTCCGCCAATATACAAAAGAGGGCTATGCCTGCCTCGTGTCTGGCAAGTTCTGCAATGCGAACACGCTGAAAATTACCAAAGCGGCCGGACGTCAGATCGTCGCCCTGCGCCGTTGCCGTGTTCCGGTTTATACGACCAAGCAGCTCTTCGAAGAATTCAACCGCATCGCCGAACGTCGCGGTTGGAAACGGCTCGCTTCGCAGTCGTCGCTGGTGCAATACCTCGAACGGCCGGAGATCAAGCCGCTGTGGTACGACGCTGTTTATGGTGAACTGGCGGCCAAACAGCTCTATGCACGCCGCAACAAGACCGAAATGCCGACGATGCGCGATTCGCTGTGGTACGGTGACGGAACGAAGCTCAACCTCTTCTACAAGGCGGTCGAGAACGGCAAAACGGTGGTGCGTTCCGCGTCGGTGTACGAAGTGATCGATGCTTACAGCGAAACCTTGCTCGGCTATGCGGTCAGCGATACGGAGAATTTCGACGCTCAGTTTCGGGCTTTCCGTATGGCTATCGAAACAGCCGGACACAAACCGTATGAGATCGTTACCGACAATCAGGGCGGGCAGCGGAGCAAGATCGCTCAGAAGTTCTTCGCGAATATCTGCCGCATCAATCGCCCGACAGCACCATATAACGCTCCGTCGAAAAGTATCGAGTCGGTGTTCGGTCGCTTTCAAAAGCAGGTACTGCATGAGGATTGGCGTTTCACCGGCGGGAACATCACTTCGAAAGAGGCGTGGAAGATCAACCGGGAGTTCCTCGAAGCGAACAAGGAGAAATTGTTCACCTACGAGGAGATGCTGGAGGCCTACTCCGTCGCCCGCAGCAAATGGAATGCGATGAAGCACTACCAGACGGGGATTGCACACGAAGAGATGTACCGCACGAGCGTCAATCCTGCAACGGAACGCGTAACGGAATTGGATATGATCGATCTGTTCTGGCTGACGACCGAGCGGCCGAGCATATTTACAGCCGATGGTATCACGATTCAATACCAAAACCGCAAGTACACTTACGAGGTATTAACCTCCGATGGTACGCCCGATTACGCATGGCGCAGTGAGAATACCGGCCGAGAATTCTTCGTGCGTTTCGATCCGAAGTCCATGGATCGCGCATTGCTTTACGAACAGACCCCGATGGGGTTACGTTACGAAACCGTAGCATATCCTTATCTCACCGTCCGCCGCAATATTCAGGAACAACAGGAAGGCGATATGGAGCTGATTCGCTACAACGATGAAGCGAACAAACGTGAGCGGGTGCGCCGTCAAATCGAGGCGCACACGTTGGAACTGGAACACGGCGTCGCACCGGAACAGCACGGGCTGCGGACACCGGCGATCAAAGGCATCAGCGAAAAAGAGTACGAACGCCTGGCCGATACGGTTGTAGTCGTTCCTTCCGAGCAGTACTCCGAACCGGTGACCGTCGGCGAATATACCAAGGCGGTCAGCAATCTGGATTGCGATCCGACGGCGATATTCAATCGAATGTAAATTTTTGATTACAAACCAATATGAAACAGTTATCTCTCGAAGAGAAAAAGGATATTCAGGCCCGTTTGCAGGTCTATGTATCCAAGTATCCCAGCCAAAACAAGGCGGTGAATTCACTCGGTATCAGTGCAGGTACGATTAGTACGATTCTGAACGGTAAATTCGACAACATCAGCGACGAAATGTTCCTGCGGATCCGTTCGCAAATTTCTCCTGTGAATCCGGAGGAATGGACTGTCTGCGAAACGACGGCTTACCGGGAATTATTTCTTTTGCTGGAGGATGCGCAAGCGAATCAAAACGTGTCATGGGTGGTAGGAAATGCCGGTATCGGCAAGACGACGACCGCGCACGATTATGCTGCCAAGCATGAAAACGTGTTCGTTATCTCGTGTTCGGAGGACATGCGTCGCGGGGACTTTATTCGTGAAATGGCCCGCGTCATAGGGCTCAAACTCGCCCAGACGAGCCTGCGGGAGAAACTCCAAGCCGTAACGGATGAATTGCGTGTGCTCGATCGGCCGCTGCTCATCTTCGACGAAGGCGACAAGTTGATGGATACGGTGTTTTACTACTTCATTTCGATTTATAACGCGCTCGAAGGACGCTGCGGAATCATCTTTCTATCGACCGAATACATCAAGCGGCGGATGAGTATCGGCTTGGAGTACGACAAAAAGGGTTATGACGAGATGTTTTCACGTATCGGACGCCGGTTCATCGACCTCACTCCCGCAACCAGCCATGAGGTGACGGCCGTATGTCTGGCAAACGGGCTGAATGCCGAAGCAGCAATCTCCAGCGTGCTGGCAGATGCCCGCACGGTCGTATCGAAAGCTGCAAATCCATGGGATAAAAAGCAAGTGCGGGACTATTACGACATGCGCCGTGTTCGGAAATCGGTGCACAAAAGTAAAAAGCTCGCTGAAATCAAGAAATAGTCTTGTTCAAAAGCAATTCAAATGGGCCGGACACTATCTGCAAAACAGGTTCTGACGATCAAACGCCGCACGATTCGTTTGGGCGGCATCTGGGATGATTGCGTGGGGGAAATCGACCGTACGGGTGTGGTGTTCTTCTGGGGTAACAGCGGCAACGGAAAGACTTCGGCTGTGGTATCCTTTTGCAAGGCGCTGTGCGCTCATGGCAAAGTACTTTATCTGCCGTTGGAGGAGGGACTCGGAGGAACGACACAGGATGCTATTCGGCGTTATCGGGCAGATGAATGCGGCAGTCGTTTTCAGTACAACGATTCGATGAGTTTCGAAGAAATGGACGAACGACTATCGAAACCTCGATCGTGGGATTTCGTTGTCATCGACTCTTTCCAATATACCCAAATGAGTTACAAGGAATACATCGCATTCAAGGAGCGGCATCGCAACAAATTGCTGATTTTCGTCAGCCATGCCGACGGCAAACGCCCGGACGGACGTGCTGCGATCAAAGTGATGTACGACGCTTCGCTGAAAATCTGGGTCGAAGGTTACAAAGCCTTCAGTAAGGGCCGTTTTATCGGTCCGACAGGCGAATGTACGATTTACGAAGAAGGTGCGCGTAAATACTGGGGATAAACCTTAAATGCAAAACGATATGGACATCAAGAAAATTTACATCAGCGGAAAGATCACCGGACTGCCTGTCCGGGAGGCGATCGCCAAATTTCGAAGTGCGGCGGAGAAGATACGGCGGTTCGGATTCGAACCGGTCAGCCCGTTCGACAACGGCCTTCCACTGGAGGCCGACTGGGCGGAGCACATAGGCAAAGATATCTCGTTGCTGCTTCGATGTGACGCCATCTACTTGTTGGACGATTACGAGAAGAGCGAGGGTGCACGCATCGAGTTGTGCATCGCCCTCCATCGTCGAATGCCGGTCTTTATGAACGTACGGCCCAAACTCGGATTTTTCAGCGTACAAACCTTCGAAGATTATGACAAAGAAAAAGCGTAGCTACTTCCGGTTCTATGCCATCGCCAAGGCGAAAGGTATCGACCTCGACCGATACAAGGAAACTTTGGTATTGCAATTCACCGATGGTCGTACTTCATCGCTTCGGGAGATGATGCCGACGGAGTACGAAGATATGTGCGAGTGCTTGCAGTCGGGTAAAATGAGGGGAGAAAGTATTGCAGACCACAAAGAACGGCTACGAAAAGCCCGTTCGGCAGTATTGAAACGCATGCAACGCCTCGGTATCGATACGACTGATTCTTCATTTACCCCGGTCAACGAATTCTGCATGGATTTACGTATCGCAGGCAAGCCGTTCGGACTATTGACCGTAGAGGAATTGCAGTCCCTTATTCCCAAACTGGAGGCGATTCTACGCAAGCCCAAAATCCGAAATACACAATGCGCCGTTTCAATTCCGCTTATTATTCGATCCAACCAATTGCCGAGCTAACCATGAAACCTGTAATTAAAACGATATCTGAAGTCAAAGATGCCAAGGAACATCTTGAAGACCAAATATCCTGCTTGCTGATGCAGTTCGAAAAAGATAACGGAATACATATCTCCGATTTAAGCATCTATCCGCGTGAAATCTACAATGAATAAGGGAAAATAACAGATCGTCAAATCGGAACCTCAATCGTTGTCAAATTATGACCAACCTTCCTTACCGCCAGGCAATGCTGATTAAACATACGGCATGGATGAACACTCGCTTGCTTACGCGGGGTCCTCGTCCGGAAGACGAGCGGTACGTGCCGCTCGCGGTGCGGATGCTTACGCTGGTCGGCTGCCTGAACTACGCGATGCTCGACCTTGAGTCCGAACTCACGGCATCCGGCTTGTTCCACCATGAAACCAAACGCCGCTATACGCAGGCCCAGACTTTGGTCACGCAGGCTCACGGCATCGCGTGGTCGATGCTTCGCAAGATCGACGACCGGGCCGCCCGGCAGTACAACGACAAGACGGACGAGGCGTATCGGACCATCAGCGGCTGTATCCTGTTGGAGGCTCCTCAAAGGTCTTACAACATCGTGCTGTCGCTGTGTAGGATCATCAGCTCTCTCAACGGTCGNTGAGTACGCGGCTGCCGAGTTGCGAGAATGCGACCTATATGCTTTTCGGTCTGATGGCCGAGATTGGCGAAATCGCCGACAAGATCGCCAAATGGCGCCGAAAGGGAGTGTGCCGGCTGGATATGGATCATCAGCTCTCTCAACGGTCGGATTTCGGGCCGCTACGACTTCAACCCGGCCAAACCTCTTGTACGCATCCCGGCTCTGTTGGAGTGTATCGGGATCGAGGATTGTAAAATAGACGGAATCATCGAATTGAATTTAATAGATTAACGAAAATGAAAAAATACACACAAGCGGATTTCGATGCCTTCGAGGTGATCGACGGAATCAAACAATGCCCCTCGGGGGATTACAGTGATATACAAATATTCGGCGAGTGGTGCTCCTTCGGCGNTTGGTCTTCAATACGGGTGATCTGCAAGAGGTGGAGGGTTACAAATCCGAGCTGATGAAAGAGGTCGGGGATTGTGCGTGGTTTATCGCGGGCATTGCCGATTGCTTCGGCTTCACGCTCGAAGAGGTCATGCAGCAGAACCTCGACAAACTCGCCAGCCGCCGCGAGCGCGGCGTGATCGACGGAAACGGGGATAACCGATGATCTCTTATGACCCACGCATCACTATTCAGTGGGATCGGAGGGTTCGACCTCGCCGCCGAGTGGGCTGGCTGGACGAACGCTTTCAACTGCGAGATCGATCCTTTTTGCCGAACCATACTCAAATACCACTTTCCCAATGCAAAGCAATACGAAGACATACGAACAGCAGATTTTACCATTTGGAAAGACCGTATCGACGTGCTTACCGGTGGATTCCCGTGCCAGCCGTTCTCGCTCGCAGGAAAGTGGCGAGGCACAGAAGACGATCGCTACCTGTGGCCCGCGATGCTCGACGTTATTCGGACTGTTCGACCCCGCTGGGTCGTGGGCGAGAACGTTTACGGAATCGTTAATTGGTCGGAAGGGTTGGTCTTCGAACAGGTGTGCGCTGACCTGGAGGCGGCAGGATACGAGGTGCAGCCGTACATTATTCCGGCTTGCGGTGTCGGCGCTCCCCACCGTCGGGACAGATGTTGGTTTGTTGCCCACCGTACAGACGCAGGGGCTGAAGCGATGCGTGAACGGGAAGATGGTTTTTATGCCGTTGAGCCTGTTGCCCACCCCGACGGCGATAGACGCAGGAAGCGGCCGAATGAACAAAAGCCTCTCCCCGAATGCGTCGGAACGTCCGACGCTGGCAATGGCGTCGAAAATGGGATTGTTGCCTACTCCGACCGCCAACGATGCGAAGAATGTAACGCTTCCTGCCAGTCAGGGCATACGCAACGGACTACCCAAAACAGCGATGCAAAGCGACGAATACCGGACTGGAACGGGTTCCCGACTCAACCCCCTGTATGTGGCGGAGATGATGGGTTTCCCGGGGAATTGGCTGGTATCGCCTTTCCTCGGTGGCGCCGGGAAGCCGTCAAAGCCTGCGGAAACGCCATAGTCCCGCAGGTGGCATTGCGGATTTTTGAAACGATAAACGAATACGAAGTGGTGAAACAGCAGGATTCTCGCAAAATATCGAAATAATTATGAAACCAATTGAAGAGAGGGCAAATGCTGCATGGTCTGACTATGAATACAGAGAGGGAGAATTGTACTCAACATGCTTTATGGATGGCTTTTCCGCCGGCGCACAATCCGAGCGCGATGAATTGACCCGCTGGCGTGACCCGAAGGTGGAGCTGCCAAATGATAATCGAGATGTTTTAGTTAAAACAACATTATGCCGTGAATACTGCATTGCCTTTTACAAAGCAAATGGGGGCCGGAATCATCATTGGCACGAGAACAATGGATCTTTAGATGACGATATGGTCATCGGCTGGCGGCCGATTCTCGAAAACGAGTAAGATGCTTTGTGCATTTTAACTAACCAAGTAACTAACCAAGTAACTAACCAAGAATATCTATGAAAACACGCCTACTGAAACGACTGCGACGGGAAGCACGCAAAGAGTTTCCGGATGATATGATTTTAATGCTTGCCGAGTGTAAGGGCTATTTCGGAGCATTAAAATTTGTCAATGAAGCGATGAGAAGTCACATCCTCCTCCGCGTTGCGGAGTTAAAAGGAAAGAGAAGATAATGCAATTATAAATTGTATGGATATTACGAAAATGACAGCAGCACAACGCGCCGAACTGAAGGCGCAGCTTGAGGCCGAGGAGCGTGCCGAGAAACAGAAACGCGAAGAGAGTATTGCCGCATACAAGTCGTCGGTGGATGAGTTCTGCCGCAACAAGTTTAGCCGGTTGCAGGCGTTGAGCGAGGAGATGCGCCGGCTGAAAGAGGAGGTTTTCGGCGATGCCGAAACGCTGATCGCGCTCAAGGATGAGTTGTTCCGAACCAAATCGGACCGACACAGCAATCAATTCACGACCTCCGATGGCAAGATCACGGTGGCGCTCGGTTATCGCACCAACGACGGCTGGGACGATACGGTGAATGTCGGGGTCGATAAGGTCAAAACGTTCATCAAATCGCTGGCCAAAGACGAGGATTCGGCGGCTTTGACCGAGATGGTCATGAATCTGCTGGCGAAGGATCGCAAGGGAAATCTGAAGGCCAGCCGCGTACTGCAACTGCGCGAAATCGCCCGCAAATCAGGCTACCCGCAACTAATTGAGGCCACCGACATCATCCAGAACGCCTACCGGCCCGTCGATACCTGTCAGTTCATTTCCGTCTCCTACAAGGACGACAAGGGCGTGAAACAGACATTGCCGCTCTCGTTGGCGGCCATGGAGTAGTCCCGAACGGTTGTCTGCGGCGGTTCGATTCCGCCGCC